AGCCATTGCGCAAAACAGGCATTGCCGCCTGGAGTAAAAGTGTTGGTCCTCGATATCGGTTTAAAGGCCAACTTAATCCAGCATTTATAATGATCGAGATCCGCCACAATCTCCCTGAGTTCAAGGCGCAATTGGCCGCATTCGGTCAGGATTTTGAGAAACGCACTGTGCGCGCTGCCGCGAATGCTGCGGCACAAGTATTCAAGAAACTGGCCGTCTCGAATGTCAGGCAACGCACGAAGGGAACCGGTTTGTTGGCGCGCTCAATGTACGTCAAGCGTTCGCGCCGCGGCTCAACGCGAGGTCAAGAGCATTACATCGTCGGCTTCAGGCAAGGTAAGGCCGCCAGAGCAGTGAAGCGTAAAGGTGGCGCAGTCAATCTCGATGCGTTCTATGGCCGCTTTCTTGAATATGACTGGATTCCCCGCGGGCGAGGCAAAGGCTTCCGTGGCGGAAGACGCTCGCGCGCGCTACAGCGTGAACGTGCTCTCTCCTCTGGTGCACAAAAGATCACGAAATACCGATTTCTCGCGCCAGCCTTCACGCAAGGCAAGGATGCTGCGCTCAAAGCATTCTTCGCAAAGATCGAACAGCGCATCGCCAAAGAAAACGCCAAGCGAAGCATAAGATGAACGCGGAGACCCAGATTTACGATGCGTTGAGGTTACACGCAGGGATCACTGCGATCGTGGGCACTGGTGCCGCAGCGCGTATTCATCCTGATTTCCTCGCGCAAGAGATCATTCTACCGGCGATTGTCTATCAACGCGCCGGGACCGAATACGTGACGACGATCCACACGAACGCAGTGCTTGCGGCTCGCGTTGCGCTTGAGGTGTGGTGTCTTCACAAAACGCGCAAGGACGCTGAAACGCTCGCTGATTTGGTAGAGGCTGCAATCATTTCAACGGAACTACGACCAGTCGGACGCCGCCCGGAGTTCGATCCTGAAACGGAAACTTTCTCCGCCGTAATCGCATTGGAAACTTGGCAATAACAATCTGATTTTTGCATCTGCATGAAAGCCGCCGAAATGGCGGCTTTTTTTATTTCTAAGGAGCTCTCACATGGCAATCAACAAATGGAGTGGCGTCGCTGTCGCAATTCAATCGGCGCTAGCCGCGGCCGACACGATTACAGGCATCACCAAGGCGAATCCCGGCGTCGCCACTGCGACAAGCCATGGTTTTGCCAATGGCGACTATGTGAAGCTCACGGTGCAAGGAATGCATCAGCTTGATGGCCGCGTCTTTCGGGTTGCTGGCGTGACGACGAATACGTTCGAGCTTGAAGGTGAAAACACCACGAGCTATGACACTTTCGTAAGTGGTACTGCTGAAGCGATCACGTTTGGCACAACGATGTCCACCGCAAGAGGCGTCACCTCATCCGGCGGCGATTTCAATTTCATCGACACCTCGACCATTCACGACAATATTCAAAAACAGATCCCAGGCCAAGCGAATGCGCTGTCGTTCACCTTCGAGAATCTGTGGGATCCGAGCGATGCGGCGCAGACCGCATTAAAGGCGGCTTCTGACGTTCAAGGGGAGCGCGCAATCAGAATCACCTTCGCTACCGGCAACAAGATCGTTTTCAACGGATTCGTCGGAGCAACCTTGTCGCCTGGCGGTACCGCGCAAGACGTGGTCACCACTTCAATTGTTATCACGGCCAAGGGTCGATTGACCGTCTATCAAACCTAAACCATATGGCAATTAAAAAATCACAGATCACCGCACCAACGCTTCCAGAAGAAACTGTGGACGTGCAGGAGCTCGGCGGCGAAATCATCGTGCGCGGATTATTGCTCAAGGACAAGCTATCGCTTTCTCTCAGGGACGATTATGGCCGCGTGGCGGCAATGCTCGCGGTATGCGTAGTTGATGCAGAACGCCAACCAATCTTCACCGAAGAGCAGTGGGAAGCATACGGCGCGCAGCATTTCAGCTCTGCCATGAATCTTTGGGACATCGCGCAGCGCTTGTCAGGTATGAACTTGGAAGGCGCAAAAAAAAAGTTGACGGCAGTGCCGAGCTGAAAATCGCCATGCTGCTCGCCTTGCAGCTTGGACGAACGCTCGAAGAACTCGGCAACAGCATGAGCGCGGATGAGTTTGCGCTGTGGGTCGCGCTTTACCAAACCGATCCGTGGGATCAAATGCGCGGTGATCTACGTGCCGCAATCATCGCGGCGACTATTGCGAATCACGCTGGCCTTACCCGCAAGCCGGGGATTCCGCCATCAATGCCGTCCGATTTCATGCCGTATCTAAAGCGTGCAAATGATGAATCGGAAGTGGAAGCTGATCCAGTCGCGTATTTCAAACAGTTCTCATAAAAACCAATGCCTGACCTTTTCATAGACATACGGGCGCGTTTCGCCCAATTTCAGGATTCGCTCAACAGAATCGAACGCAATACGGCGACGAGCGTCCAGCGCATGCGCACCTCTTTCGCAGCGCTCGGAAGAGTTATCGGCGCAGTCGGCGTAACTGTCGGCACAGCAGCCTTTGCCGGTATCGTTAAGCAAAGCATTCAGGCAGCAGCCGCGCTCGATGATCTTTCCGAAATCACCGGCAGCTCAGTCGAAAACTTAAGCAAGCTCGACCAAGTCGCACGGATTTCCGGCATCGGCATTGAGACCGTCGAACTTGGACTCGTGCGGCTCACCAAGGCGCTCGCTGGCGCTGACGATGAGAGCAAGGGTGCGGCGAAAGCGCTTGCTGGCATAGGACTATCAGCCGCAGAGTTGCGCACGCTAGACCCGGCGGACGCGCTACAGAAAATCGCCAAGGCGCTTGCCAGATATGCAGACGATCAAGGCAAGGTGAACTTCGCGCAGCAAGTTTTCAAGAAAGGCGGCGAGCAGCTTTTGCCGCTCTTGAAAGACATGGCGACGGTCGGCAATGTACATGCGCGTGTCACTGGCGAACAAGCAGCACAAGCGGAGCAGCTTCAGAAACAAATCGCGCGGCTCAAAGTGGAATTCGGTGGTGCCGCGCAAGCGATTGCGCTCAATTTCATTGCGCCGTTGACCCGCTTTTTTACGTTATTGTCCGAAGGCATACGCCTGTTTCGCGAATTTCGTCGCGAGGCGGCCGAGTTAGCAACATTTGATAAATTCGGACTCTTCTTCGAGAAACGCGAAGAACTTCTGAAATTCAGGCAACAACAGCAGGCGCTTGCGCTCACAGAAGGACTAGGTGGTGGGCGACTTGACCCGCGAGACCTGGGCCCACCGGCTGCACTTGAAAAGCTACCTTTTGAGGTCGGCGGCGAGGACGCTGCGAATAAAGCGAAGAAAGCCGCAGACGCAATTAAGTCTTTCGTGGATTCCTTAAAAAAGGAACGCGATACGCTCGGTTTGACAAGCGTTCAACTCAAACTCTATGAAGCCAGCAAGCTTGGCATAAAGGGTGCGGCACTCGATAACGTGCGAGCTCTGGCGCAAGAGATTGAAGGCTTCAATCAGGAAGCGGAAGCGTTAAAACGCCGCAACGCCGAAGCAGATGAAGCGTTCAAGGTTGATGAGGAAGAACTTCAAACGCGGGAAAATACTATCCGCGGTGTTCGCGAGCGGCTTGATCAATACGATACCGAAACCTCGCTCATTGGCAAATCTAATCAAGCGCGGGAAATCGCCATTGGTTTTCTTGAGCTTGAGCGCTCAGCCGTCGATAAGGATTCTGAAGCCTATAAAGTTCTCGGCGAGCGAATTGAAAATGTTGCGAAACGGCGCTCGGCGAAGGAATTTGTTGAAGGTACACGGACAGAGGCCGATAAAATCACCGCTCAACTTCAAGAGGCTCGCAAATTATTTGATGAAGGTTTTTTCGGCAAAGGGGCAGAAGGTTTTGAAAAATTCGCCGCAGTCGAATTCGATTTAGAAGATAAATTACGCGCGATCGGCGAAACGGCAAAAGAAGTAAAAGATCCATTCGAGGATTTGAAGCGCTCGATTGAGGGCTTCGGCCGCGATACCTCGAAGGTCTTCGTTGATCTTCTCTTCACCGGCAAGGCCAGCTTCCGCGATCTCATTCAAAGCATGATCCGCGAGCTCGCCGAGCTTGCTGTCTACAAAGCGATATTCGAGCCACTATTCGCAAGTTTCGGCGGATTCGTCACTAAGGCGATTGTCCCGCACATCGGCGGCATTGTAGGTTTTGACAGTTTGCCGTCAAGGCACGTCAACGCCTTGGCGTTCGCTCGTGCACCACGTCTGCATTCCGGTTTCTTGCCAAACGAGTTCCCGGCGATTTTGCAGAAGGGTGAGCGTGTTTTCACGAAACGGCAAATGGAAAACCTGGCGCCAGCCAGCGGCGGCATGGTTGTCAATAATTCGATCACGGTGACGCCAGGAGGCGCCGCAGTTACCAGTTCATCTCAGGGCAACGAAATGGCACGCAGTCTGCAAGCCGTGCTCAACGATTGGGCGCAGCGAGAATCGCGCCCTGGCGGCTTTTTCGCCTCGCGCAATACCTGACCACTCACCAGCGGATTTAAAACGCGCCAGATGCGTTTACATGCATTACATGGGGTTTTCCACTAGATGGCCGAATTCACTTGGGCGGTAACGAAGGGCACGCAGCTTTCAATGCAGCCGCGCGTCCTCGAGGCACGCTTCGGCGACGGCTACAGCCAACGCACGGCGGATGGTATCAATACCAATCCGCAGGTCTGGAGCATTGTCATCGATAACCGCGAGAAGGCCGAGGGTGACGCCATACAAGCATTTATCGAGGCTCGCGCCGGACATGAATCGTTTGATTGGACGCCGCCAGATAGAGCGATGGCCAAATTCATTTGCAAGCAGTGGTCGCGCGCCTATCCGATCATGGAAGAGGTCAGCAGTTTCAATCTCACCTTCGAACAAGTCTTCGAAAGCTGAGAATAAATATGTTGCGTTACCACTACCACTATAAATATCCGTGGTTTGAAGCCATAGCAGCGGAGTTCTGGTGGCGCATTGAGCATCTACCGTTTGGTCATGATGGCCAAATATTTGGTCCGCTTACAAGATTGGGTTATCGCCAGCGCAAGGCTTGGGAGCGGCGAGGGTGTGCGCGAAAGACTGTTAATTCCGAATCCAGTTCATGACCATTTCGCAGGACATTCTCAAGGCCAACGCCGATAAGTTGGTGCAACTATTCGAGCTCGATCTCAATGAAATTGGGGTTGCTCAAGTGTATCGGTTCCACGCTGGCGAAAATGAGTTGCTTGAGAACGTCATTTGGCGCGGGTTGACCTATTTGCCTCGGCCGATCGAGGCATCCGGCTTTGAATTTTCCGGCAAAGGGCAGATTCCGAGACCGACGCTTCTGGTAGCCGATATCGATGGCGCCGTGACCGGCTTGGTGAATTCCTATCAGGATTTGGTTGGCGCCAAGTTCATCCGCCGACGGACGCACGTCAAATATCTGGATGCGGCGAATTTCACAGACGGCGCCAACGATACGGCCAATCCGAATGAGCGATATGCCGATGATATTTACTTTGTCGAGCGCAAGGTTGCGCACAACAAAATCCTAATCGAATTTGAGCTCTCGGCAGCCTTCGATGTGCACGGCGTCAAGCTGCCAAGTCGAAGGATTACCCAAATGTGTCCGTGGCTCTATAAGGGGCCCGAATGCGGCTATATTCCAGGGCTGATGTTTACGATAACAGGACAACCGACAAGCGATCCCCTAAAAGATGCTTGTTCAAAGCATCTTGATAATGGTTGCAGTGTCCGCTTTGGAATTACCAATCCGCTGCCTTTCGGGGGCTTTCCAGGAGTGGGGTTATTTAGATGAAATCAATTCGTTGTTTATTCGGATTTCATGATCACCGACTTGTTGGGGGTGGTACGTTTTGGGGTACATATCAGGTCTCTTCCTGCATAAGATGTGCGCCAGTGGTATCTATTAAGTCCATTCCTGCACCGGTTGTTAAGTGCATCATCCGAAAGAATACGGTCATCAATAACAAAGGCCGTGGAATGTGGTGGGCGGTTGAATGAACGACACGCACTTGCAGGCGATTCTCGCGCACGCCGCAGAGGTCTCTCCAGCAGAATGTTGCGGGCTGATCGCAAAGGGCGAGTATTACCGCTGTACGAACTTGGCCGGCGGCCAAGCGCATTTCGTAATTGGTCCCGAGGAGATTGACCGATTCAACGGCAGCATTGAGGCGGTTGTGCATTCGCATCCCAATGCTTCGCCCGAGCCAAATATGGGCGATCGAGTTGGCTGCGAGCGATCTGGTTTTCCATGGATTATCGTCTCGACGCCGCTCGGCACTTATCGAGAAATCAAACCGTGCGGCTATCGCGCGCCGCTCATCGGCCGGGAATTTTTCCACGGCTCGCTTGACTGTTACGGATTGCTCCGCGATATATTTTTCGAAAAATTAGATATCGATTTACCTGATTTCTGGCGCGGTGATGAATGGTGGAACCGCGGGGAAAATCTTTTCGTTGATAATTTCGAGAAGGCTGGTTTTTCGCGAGTCAATGACCTTCAGCCTTTCGATGTGATTCTCATGCAATTGCGGGCACCAGTGCCGAATCATTGCGCGGTATATGAAGGCGATGGATTCATTATCCATCACGTCATGAATCGACTTTCGACTCGCGACATTCTGGGAGGCTTTTGGCAAAAAGTGAGTAGTAGTTATTATCTCCGCCATGAAAGCCGAATATGACGCAGGTTCATCTGCACGGACACTTGGCCGATGAGTTCGGCCATTTTTTTGACCTCGATGTGCATTCGCCAGCGGAAGCCGTGCGTGCTCTGTGTGCGAACTTCCAGGATTTCAGCGGCTATCTGATTCGGAACAACCTGCCCGGCTATTACGTTCGCGTAAGCGATGGCTATCGCGACGGCCCGCAAATAAGGAATCTCTCCGGCCGCGAGCCGATCCATTTTATTCCGGTAGTTGCTGGTGGCGGTGACGGAAAGGGTTTGTTATCCATTGTCGCCGGTGTAGCGCTGATCGCGTTTTCTGGGCCGATAGCTGGCGCGTTTGGTAGTGCCGGTCTCACGGCAGTAACCGGAGCTAGAGTCGGGGCATTTGGTCTGGCGCTCTCCTTGGGTGGGGTGTCGCAACTTTTATTTAGGCCACCAAAGCCAGCAAAACCGAATGAGCGTCCCGAGAACAAACCCTCATTCATTTTCGACGGACCCGTCAACACGATTGCCGCCGGTCATCCGGTGCCGGTCGGCTATGGCGAGCTCATCGTCGGCTCTGCCGTCATCTCTGCCGGCATTATCACTGAGGATATACCGGCGTGACGCTGCCGATCATCGGTTACAAGGGCGGCAAGGGCGGCGGCGGTTCTCAGCGCACGCCAGTCGAAGCGGCCGATACCCTGCGCTCGCGCGCTTCAGCGCGTGTTTTAGATTTGATTGCCGAAGGCGAAATCGAGGGATTTGTAAACGGATTGCAATCGGTCTATCTGGACGAGACGCCGATTCAGAATGCGAACGGTACATTTAACTTCGATGGCGTCACCGTCTATTTCGTCCCAGGGACGCAGGATCAGCAATACATCCCCGGCTTCAGCAATATTGAATCAGAGTTCGCGGTCGCAACTGAAGTCAAAGTAGCTGACCCAGTTGTGCGGACGATCAACAATCCGAGCGTCAATGCGGTGCGTGTGCGGATTTCCATTCCCGCGCTGTCAAGCCTGAATACAACTACCGGCGATTTAACTGGCACTACAGTTCAATTCGCAATCGATGTTCAATCATCCGGTGGTGAATTTCAGGCGGCGCCACTCTCCGCAGGCTGGCTATCGGCGAATCTTTCTGGCGGCATCGTCAGCATGTCTCAAGCTGGGACCGGGATCGCGGCATCGGTGACGTGGAACAAGCCAAGCGATCAGTATTCGCCATTCGTCCAACCGCCGCGCAGAACGATTACTTATGACGTTGAATTCCGCCTGCAGGGCGCTGTTGCGTGGCAGCTCTACAAACGCGAATCAATAACTGATGACGATTTCAGGACGCGCGGCAATCAGGCTGGCGCATTTGTCGCCGGACCATTTGGTCTACCGGCACCGTCCAATCCTGGCGGTCAAGTCGGCTTTCAGCCTTTTGGCATTCCGCTTTATCAGCAGAACGCGATTCCCGCGCGGATCTATGAAATCAGCAATCTTGCTTCCGGCAAGTATGAGTTGCGAGTCAGCAAAGTTTCCGGTGATGGCACGCTTTCGATCTCCAATCCTCGGGTTTATGTGCCAATCAACCATGTGACGATCACCGATAAAGCATCGTCGAAGTATGAGCGCTCCTACTATATTCCGCTCACAGGTTCGGCGCCATGGAACATCAGGTTGCGCCGAATCACGCCTGATTCGACATCGAGCGCGCTCAATAACAAAACGGTTTTTGAAGCCTACACGGAAATTATCGAGCGCAAATTGCGCTATCCGAATTCCGCGCTCGTCGGACTCATTGTAGATTCCTCGCACTTCAGTGCGGTCCCGCAGCGTGCGTATCACGTGAAGCTGCTGCGGATCCAAGTACCGAGCAATTACGATCCGATACTGCGCACTTATTCTGGAATCTGGGACGGTACTTTTAAAATCGCGTGGTCGAATAATCCGGCATGGTGCTTTTATGACTTAGCAACGAACACGCGCTATGGCTTGGGCCGTTATCTGGATCCACTGACGATCGATAAGTGGACGCTCTACACAATAGGCAAGTACTGCGATGAGCTCGTGCATGACGGATTCGGCGGACTCGAGCCGCGTTTCACCTGCAATATCTATTGGCAGACGCAAGAGGAAGCATTCGATGTGCTCTCAGCAATGGCGTCGGTCTTCCGTGGCTTGATCTATTGGGCTGAAGGCAAAATTGTTCCGGTGCAAGATGCGCCAGCCAGCGCAGATTTCCAATTTTCCGTAGCCAATGTCATTGATGGGTTATTCACATATAGCGGCTCATCTCGCAGGGCGAGACATACGGTGGCGCTGGTCTCTTGGAATGATCCTGAGAATTTCTATCGGCAAAAGGTCGAGTATGTTGAGGATGCCGTAGGCATCGCCCGTTATGGCGTGGTAGAAACGGATGTCGTCTCAGTAGGCTGCACGTCCCGCGGACAGGCGCACCGAATTGGCAAGTGGTTGCTTTACTCGGAAATAAATGAATCCGAGGTCGTGACGTTTCGCACCGGTTTGTATGGTGCTGCAGTGCGCCCGGGCAATATTATCCAGATTAACGATTCGCATCGCGCCGGTTTGCGCTTCTCGGGGCGTGTGGTATCGGCTACTACAAATGCGGTCACGTTAGATGCGCCAGTGACTATCGAGGCGCTCGCGGGATTGGACTATACGCTCTCCTGCATGATCGCAGTTAGTGAGCAATGGGAATCAGCAGCGGCGAAGGCGATAGGTGATCGCGTTTATTCGCGCGCGCCGAATCTGCATTTGCATTTTGAGTGCACAATCGCCGGCACGACCGGCACCAATGAGCCGGTATTCAATCGCCAGATTGGCGGCACGACGCAGGATGGTGATATCACATGGACGACGCGCTCAAATCTGCAAGAGCGCTTTGTTACCAACGATCCTGGCAGTCACACGACGCTCAATGTTGCCGCGCCTTTTACGGTTGCGCCTGAGCCGCAAACGATTTGGATACTGATCTCCTCTGCGCTTCAGGCGTCGAAATGGCGGGCATTGTCGATTGCCGAAGTCGAACCTCACCTCTATGAGATCGCCGCAGTCGCGCACAACCCTAATAAATTCGCGGCGATTGAGGAAAATGTTGTGCTCGAAATGCCGAGCACGTCAGTTCTGACTGGTACGCCACTACCGCCGAGCGGCCTTGTATTGGACGAATTGCTAATCAACTTCCGTGGGCGACTCACTTCCGTATTGACGATCAAATGGAATGCGGTCGCTGGCGCCAAAGCCTATGCGATTGAATACCGCAAGGATCAGGGAACATGGATCAAGCTGCCGGATCAACTCCAACCATATGCGGAAGTCGTTGATATCATCCCAGGCGCATATCAAGTGCGTTTGGTTGCGATCAACCAATTAGGCAATCCATCGGCGCCGCTTCTCAAATCGAGATTAGTTCTTGGCAAAGCTAACCCGCCGCAAAATGTAAGCGGTTTTGCAGTAGCCCGTAGTAGCGGCATTCTGAAATTTTCATGGCAGCACATAGCTGATGCCGATCTCGATTATTACGAGCTGCGCCGCGGCTCGACATGGGAATCCGCGATCCCGCTAGGCGAGACAATCAGCAATCACTTTGATCTCGACACGAATTCCGGCGGCACGTATCTACTCAAGGCCTTTGATACATCCGGCAATCAGAGTGCTCTGGCTGCGGTCATCATCGCGCCCAATTACGCCAATGTGAACGTGGTCGTGAATGACGACGACAAAGATGCCGGATGGCCAGGGACAAAAGTAAATGTAAGCGTTGACGGCGGCAATGCCATTGTGCTTGCTGGCCGCAAGCCTTGGGCTGAATTCACGCAACCGTGGGCGACCTATACAGGTGATTGGTTCGCGAGTTCCGTCCCATTCACGGATGGTTCGTACACGACCGATGTGCTCGATCTCGGCGACGTATTGAATTCTCGCGTTGAGATCATTCCGACGATCGAGCAGCAAGTTCTCGGTGGACGTCCTTGGGCGAGTTATACGGATCCCTGGTTCACTTACACCGAGCCTTGGGCTGGCACGCCAGGAAAGATTTCCGCAACTTTTGAAATCAGAACCAGCAACGATAACGTCATTTTCACGGCGTGGGCACCGTTCGTCACTGGTTTTTACAGCGCGCGCTATTTGCAAGTGCGCGCAAATTTGGCGACGCTCGACATCAATTATTTGCCGCGCATGACTTCGCTGCTTATGAAAGTCGATGTGCCTGATCGCGTTTTGCATTTTGAAGATGCGTCAGTACCATCAAGCGGATTGCATCTGACTTTTACGCCACCATTCGTGAACGTCCAAACTGTGCAGGTAACGATTCAAGGCGGATTAGTTGGCGACGATTATCGCGTGACGAATAAAAACAACGATGGCTGCGATGTGCAGGTTTTCAATTCGGCCGGAACTGCCAAGGCCGGTGTTTTGGATGTGGATGCATTCGGCTATGGAGAACGGCCTTGAGTCAAGCTTGGACAATTGACGATATCAATCCGGCTGCCGGCGGCAGTTCGCCGGCAACGGATGCACCAAAGATCAAGGAGAGCTTTGAATCCTTGCGCAGCAATTTCAGCGGGGCCACTGCGCCCACTGATACGGTTGCTCATATGTTTTGGGCGGATACGACCGCCAATCTACAGAAGCAGCGCAATGCCGCGAATAGCGCTTGGATCACGATAGGTTCCCTACTTGAGCCGAATGCCGGCGTCGGGATGTCGCGCGGCAACGATTCGAAGAACAATGCGACCACGCCGAATACGCAATGGGATTTGAATGCCGATGCGATCGTGCTTAAAGATGGAAACAATATGTCGGTCGCCAAAAATCCGGCCGTCATTACGTGCAATATTTCTACTGCGGGCCCAGCGGCAAATGGGCGTGATCAATCTGGCGCATTTGTTGCGAACAGCTTCGTTCATTTCTTCTGGATCTGGAACGGGACGACGCTGGCGAGTCTCGCTTCCGCATCGCTCTCGCCGACTTTACCGACCGGCTACACGCATTCGCTTTATGCTGGAACTGTGCCGCTCGATGGCTCAGGCAATTTGAGAAAAATGCGGCACAAAGGGCGATTCGCTTTTTATGAGCAGCAGCAAAATATTCTCTCTGGTGGGCCGTCGCAATCAGAAGCGGCAATAAACACCGCGACATTCGTGCCGTCAAATGCGCTTGATGTCATTCTACTAATAGATGCACAAGCAGCGAGCACTGGTACAGGTGCCGCGCAGGCGCTCTACAATATTCGCTTGATCACTGGCATTGACTACTTTGCCGGGATACTTCAGTGGCATTCATCTGGAACTGGTGGATTGGCTATAAATCGGCATCAATTAACGATCCCCAATCTAGCGCAATCCTTCCGTTATATTTGGTCCGGGCTTTTCAGTGCCCAAAATCCAAGTCTGACCGCATACGTCAACGGCTACACGATGCCCAATGGAGGCTAAATGAAAAAAGCCTTTTTCGATTCAAGCACGCGGCTCCTTAAAACCTACGGCTACATCGATGCAAACGAGCCAGATGACCTCGTTCTTGAAGTTGACGATTCGTTCAACGAAACGCCAGGCAGAGTCAAGCTTAACGCAGCGGCTGATGGCGTTGTGCCATACACGCCGCCGCCATTGACCGATGCGCAGAAGGATGCCGAAGTGCAAGCTCAGTTGGATAGCCAGAAAATGCTCAAGGCAGTCGTGCTCTGGGTGGCGGATCTCCACGATCTCACGCCCGCACAAGCCAGGGCTGCGGTGCTCGCGAAGTCCAGAAATCTGTAATTATCTCTAGGAGAGTTTGATGGATGAAAACGGCAATGACAAATTCAGTCGGCGCAAATCGATCGCCACGATTACTGTTACGTGGATCAGCCTATTAGTGATTGCCGCAGTTGTGATGTTTCCGCCCACTATCACGGCGTTTGCCGCCTATCGGCAGGGCCAAAATATGGCGGTTAAACTGGAGCAGGTACACGTCCAGACGAACTCCAATCTCACGGCCCTGAAAGCTGATCTTGAGAGCGCGAATCAACAGATTAAAAGCCTACAGACCTTGGTGGCAACTATGGTCGAAGAAAGAAAAGCGCTGCAAGAAAAGCCGCGATGAGCGTCGAGCTATTGCTGGCCGTGCTGAGTATATTGATTCCGGCGACTGGAGTCATGATCGGCATGCTCTACAAGGGGCTGAAGGAGCAAATCGCCGAAGTGCGTGAAGAAACATCGAAATCTTTGCACAAGATCGAAGCGACAATAAATGAACAATCGGCGCATCGCGCGCGCTTGCTCGATCAAATGAATCAGCGAATAGAAGTCCAAGACTCGAAGCGAGAACTTGCGACCGACAAGCTCGGAACCAAAATTGAGCAGGTAGGCGTTGATCTAAGCAAAGTCAGTCTGAAGCTGGAGCGGGTTTCGACACAAGTGAATGTTCGGTTATCGAATATCGAGGAGAGATCCAATCAGCGACGTCGTACCGACCCTAAAGAGCAGAACGACAACGATGTTTGAATCACTTGAACTCATCATCAAAATGTTGGTGGTAGTCAATGCTGTCGTGCTGGCCGCGGTGACCGTATGGCTGATTGTTTACTATCGGCACGATCAACGATTCCGCCATGTTTTGCCCACCGCGGTCTGTTTGTTGATGTTGTGGGGCGGGACTACACAAGGTATCTATATCGAAAGAACTGAGCCGCTCAGCTTTCGCATGCTTTATTACGGCGTCGCCTATGTGGTGGGCGACATAGGCATCATCGGCCTGATCACGTGGCGGTATCGCTCTGACAAAGCCGGTAAATTTCCTCGTCTTCAAAAGTAACTAACTCCTCCCGGTAACTCCGGCTTTGCTCGTCGCGGCAACTTTTATGGGCTATTAGCCAAACGGCTAAATTTAGCCCAGCGGCTACATTTAGTGGAGGCCAATCATGGCCGAACTATTCATGATCCTGATGAGCTGGGCTGCGTCATTGTCCGGTACGCCGATGCCCGCTGCCATGCCGCCGGTTGTGTGGGTCGAGAAGGAATGGCTCTACGAAGTCGTTTGCCAAGGCAAGCCCTGCCGTGTGATGGGATTGCACCACGATGGCACGGTTTATCTCGACAAGCGGCTGGACCCCGCAAACAAGGTATACCACGCCTCTATCGTCGTTCACGAGTTCGACCACTACCTACGCTGGCATACCGGCGCGTTCAAGTCGAGCTATGACGCGTGCAGAGACGTGATCGAAGAGGAGCGCCATGCATTTGGGGTGCAGCAGGGGTTTCTGACGGCCCACGGTATCTATCAGCCTGTAGGTCTTTCGATGCACTTCTCGGATTGCCGATGAGCGTCGGGCAAGATTTTATGGAAAAACTCGAAAATCCTCTTGTTTTTCAAAACCCACCGGCGGGCGGGAATTCGCCAACTAGAAGCATCTACCGCTACGCAGGCTCGATCAGCGAGCGATTGAATGCGTGGCTGGGCGGCAAACCCGGCGAATCCTTATGTGAACGAGCCGCATGCTCCACTAGCTGGCGCGGCCGGTTGTTTTGCCGTGTCGTTGATTCCGTGATTCCGAAACACTGCGAGTCCCGCAGAACTAAACGTGGAGGCTGATGATGCAGCGCGTGCTCTGTTGGCTTTTTGCCAAAGTCTATCGTCGCTGGTTGTGGAATGAGTTCTACAACAACTATGACCGCGTGCTCAAGGTACACGGCTGGCGCACAGCGACCGTCGCGAGCGTAGGCAAGTCTGGCAGAGAAGTTCACCGCTACATCATGGCACCGTGCTTCTGGATATTCCAGTGACCGACAAACCCCAATGCGGCAACTGCGCGCACTTCAAAGAGCCGAAGAGCCAGAAAAATGCTGGCATTCGGGTTCCGCCAGTGCGAGATGCAGGAAAAGTATTTGTATCGCCCCGCGCATCTGACGTGCGCTTTTGAGCCGCCGCGATTTTCTCCGAAGGCGTATCTGGAGCTGTAACGGTGAGAGTTACTATTCGCGACCCCGCCGGATTTGAACACACCCTGCTTTTCGAGGGTGACGAAGTTTGGGGCGCGGAGAACGTCGCGCATTGGGCAGAAGCTTCTGAGCGGAATGTCATCACCAATTCGCTGATTAGTGCTCTCAGGTCATCTACTCCGTTGCCTTTTGGCTTTCAACACGCATGAGCAAATTGCGCATCAAATTCCGGTGGACCGGCTACAAAGTCTACGAGCGTGTGTTTGAACATCCTGATGCTTTCGAGGATTGGTTCGAGCCGATGCTGGAAAAGCCGACGATAGAGTCGGTTGAGGAAATGTCTCTTTCGGCTGATGGAACTCCGAGATGGGTTGAGAAGGAAATGGTGTGAGCTATCTGTCCGCCTTGGAAATTGTGCTCGGACATGAAGGCGGCGAATCCGATCATCCGGATGATCGTGGCGGGCACACGAATCAGGGCATTACCCAATCCACCTACAACCGCTGGCGCGATAAACACGGCCAAGCGCGGCAGTCAGTTGAGCACATCACGCGCGAAGAACTGGTAGAGATTTACTTCGAGCAATATTGGAAGCCGATTCGCGGCGATGAGTTGCCGCCCGCAGTCGCAGTGGCGGTATTCGATTGTGCAATCAATTCGGGTATTGGCCGCACCATCACGCTTCTGCAAGCGGCATTACACGTGAAACAGGATGGCATTTTCGGGCCGATGACGATGAATGCAGTTTTATCCTCGAAACCGAGGAAATTGCTGTTCGACTTCGGTAATGAGCGCACGCGGTTTCTCTGCAATATTGCGCAGGCCGACCATACACAAATTGCGTTCATTGAGGGCTGGGTAATGCGCCCGAGGTTTATCGAGCAGAAGGTGCTGCTGAATACTAATTCGGCATGAATTAGTACGAGATTAGTAGGTTGTGGCAAGAAGAGCGCGCCCTCCTGCGTGGTTGGGATTTCCACCCAACGACCTCTGGACCGTGCCAGCGCTCTATTGCTGAGCTACCCCGCCGCCACAACCGAAGAGATTGTAACACCGCCTCAAATGTTGCGGCTACGCGGACAGTGGCGCGTCAGCATTCTCAAGCTGCTGGTCGTAAAGCGAGGTATAGGGAAACCGGCCTTAGTCGGTACGCGTGTTTGAGCGTGTCAACCGAACTCGTGAAGAAGGCAGTAGGTGCAATTCCTACCCGCAACTCCAGTTTTTGGGTAACACCCGCCCAGCGCGGCTCGCTGGAAATTCCGAAAGGAGAAGTACATGAAAGTGAGCGGATGGAAAGTATTTACCGCAGGACTGGTTTCGATCTTGACTGGTGTTGCCGGAATGCTCGGCGTCGTTGACGTGGATTGGGCCGCTTTTGGCGAGTCCATGAACACGGCGGTGGCCGGTGTTATGACATTCTATGGCGTACTCATGATCGTTCTTCGCAAATTCACCACTACCCCGATTTTTACCCCGCCTGAAGAAGTGGTTGTGGAAAATCCCGGCACGCCAGCCGCAGTCGTCAAGAAGGCTGGTAAGTGAACTACATCTGGTGGTCGTTTGAAGACGATGAGCATATACGCGCGATATTAAGGCTGCGCGGCTGGCTTAGGTTGTTTGTGCTCGGCTACTTTGCCGTTATTGCACTTCTTATCCTCACCGGATGCGTGAAAGTTAACCTGATGGACTCCGCTCCACCGGAGACTGACCTAGTAAAGGAGAAACCGAAATGAGACAACTGCAACAATGGTATGCGGCGCTCCTCTTGAGCGCCTTTTTTTTGGTGCTCGCTGGCTGCGGCACGCAACCGCTCTCGCAGCAAATCAACACTGGCTATGAGGTCACTGAGCAGTACGTTGATCGCACTGAGCGCCTCTACGACGCCAAGGTCATCACCAAGATAGAAGCACAGGCCAGAGTCGCGCAGGCCAAACGTGCCAAGGCCGGACTGGATGCGGCGCGCGTCGCCTTAGCGTCGTGTATCGATGAAGTCTGTGCCGATGCGCGATCGAAGTTTCTCGCGGCGCAAATTCTCATGAATGAACTTGAAATGTTTCTCATCGCGAAGGAGCAGAAATGACGACGACAGGATACACAGCACTTTTTGATTTCATCAGCGCGATTACGCTGATCGGCCTTCGCGCCAGCGAAGAGAATCGCGACGTATCGCCTGAAGAATTGAAGCAAGCCTCAGATCGGCTCGGCGACAAAATCGCCGCCTTGGAAGAGAAACTTCAAGCCGAGCCCGCGATTCAGCCCGAGCCACCGCAAACGCCGCAAGCGTGACATGTTGACCACAGGAGGAACGCCCGAATATTTTGCTGGGCATTGTATTCACTGTGGAAATATTCATATAGGCATCTGCCCACGAATCAAAGCGATTCACTATCGCCGCGATGGGAGCGTGGAACGTATTGAATACCATGAAGCGCAGGAAGGATGCTTTCAGGAGTCATTGCCGCCGATGACTACTGGCGGCCATCCGCCAATATGAGACAGCGAATCACGATCCCACGCGGGGCGCGCGTGAGCCAGGACTTTTGTTCGTTCCGGTGGCCAGGCCCATACGAAGCAGACACCGAGTTCGAGGCTGAAGTTTACCGCGACTGCGTTCGCTGCGTGCCTCCAGGCTATGCCCTGCGTGGGTACTCCTTTGATGGCAGTGCTGCGGTTTACATTCACCGATCGACTTAGAAAATGAAACGCCTCCTCTTTTGGCTGCTCGCGATTCTCGGGTCAGCCTCGTTCTTTTTGGCGTTCTGGCTGCCGCTTCTTGCGCTGATGAATCCGAGGTGACGCGGGCATGACGAATCGAACCGTCACCTTCCCAGAAACCATCGCCAGCAAAATGAATTTGATGGTCTCTGGCGACAAATTGACTGTCAATCCAGGGATATATCGCGAGCAGGTTAATCCCAAATCAGAAATTGAAATCGTGATGACGGATGGCGCCATGATCAAAGGCTCCAACGTTGTCACTGGCTGGACCACAGAGAGCGGCGGCCGTTTTTCAAAAAGCCCGTGGACGACCAACAGCCAGCAGGTATTTGTTGACGGCGTTCCGCTAAGACAGATCGGCGGGGTTACGCATAGCAGCTACAGCCATCCTAATTTGCCGCCAGTGTGGTCATCTTCTGGCGTTACTGGTGTGTGGCCGGGGCGGGTTGCTGGCGACGAGAACAGCATGGCGTTCGGCGATTTTCATTACGACATCGCCGCGCAAAAGCTGTGGATCAAACCGACTGGCGGCATCGCCGGGAAGACGATCGAGGTTTCCGTGCGAAGTTTCATCATGAATGCCGACAACATTCATGATGTCATCTGGCGCGGCGGGGAAATTTTGCATTCGAATCAAACTGCGACTGGACAAAGCAGTTCGTTTCGGATCATCGGCGATCGCTGGTTTGTTGATGGGCTACGCTCCACCGACATGGATCATGCGTGCTTCGCCCATCGCGGCAATGATTCGGAGATTAGCAATTGTAAATTTTTGTTGGGGGGGTTATTCGGAGCGATAGGTTCCGGGAGAAACAATTACATTCACCACAATGAATACAGTTTTTGCAACACGCGCGGCTTTAGCGCCGCATGGGGCGCCGGTGGATTCAAGACCATCGGCGCTTCCCAACTCGATGGTATCTCTGGGATGGTTCGCGGGCGCTTTGAATTCAACGAAGCTTATGAAAATGCAGGTCCAGGATTCTGGTGGGACACGAATCAACAAACGGTCTCGCCCGATTTCAACATCATCAAAGGCAACAAATCCGCTTACAACACATTGGATGGGTTCTTCTACGAGATCAGCACTCGAGGGAAATTCATCGACAACTATGCTTGGGCCAATGGCTGGCAGGGAATAGATTGTAATGGCCGGGATTGCATCATCGAACATAATTTGGTTGCCTATAACGCTAGGCGCACGATCCAAATCTCGCTCGATACTCGGCTCACTCCAATAAACAATACTTCGCGCTATAACCTCATCGCTTGGAACAATATCGCCAATCCAGCGGGCAACCCGATAGGCGCGCCCGATCATGATTACACGCTCGCGGCATCCACTTATCCGGTAGTAAGCAATTTCAATTTGTGGGTAGAAACCTCGGGCCTGCCGATTTTGGCCGTGCAGGGAGAAGGCTCGCGTTCAGGCGTTGCCGCTTTCTGTTTGTGGACTGGCAAAGACTGCGGATCGTGGGATGAGGTGCTCGCTATCCCCCCGTCCATCGCCAACGCGATTGCCGCCAAATCTAGAAATATCGATTGGACTCCGCTTTTCGATCTCGCCAATACCATCAATCCGAGCAATCCGCCAGGCCCAAGCCAAAGCGCCCCGGCATCACCGCCACTCGCCCCGACCGGACTCATCGCTATCTCGGGCCAGGATGTCACCGTACCGCTCAGTTGGAATGCCTCTGCGGGTGCGACGAGTTATCGACTCAAACGCGCTTCAACATCTGGTGGCCCATATCCTTTCCAAAAAATAGTTACTACGACAAGCACAACAAGCACCGGTCTGACCAATGGAGAGACGTATTTCTATGTCGTCACGGCGATAAATGCCAATGGCGAATCGGCGGATTCCAATGAAGTCTCAGCAACTCCAGCAGCACCACCACCACCATCCCCATCGGCGCCGACAGGATTAGAGGCAACGGCGGGCAATGGTGAAGTCAGCCTCGCATGGAATGCTGCGGCGGGGGAGCCCACGAGTTATACCGTCAAATATGGCACGGCGAATGGCGGCCCCTATCCCAACACGATTCCGGGGATTATCACAACGAGCCGACTAGTCACCGGCCTCGTCAATAATACGCCGCATTATTTTGTTGTCAGCGCGAGCAACGCAGGCGGCGAATCACCGAATTCATCGCAAGTGAGCGCGACACCTGTAGCACCCGTAGTCCAGCCGCCAGCCGCGCCGACTGGGCTCAATATCGAGCCGCACGATCAAGCTCTAAGCGCAACTTGGAATGCGTCGCCGACAGCGCTTTCGTACACGGTGAAATGGGGTACGGCCGCTGGCGGACCTTATCCCAATTCGCAAAGCGGGATTACTGATACAGTCTTTTTGATCGCGAACTTAAGTAATGGCGTCACTTATCGCGTCGTTGTTTCGGCATCCAACGCCGATGGCGAATCAGCGAATTCAAACGAATTTGCGGCAACGCCAGAACCGACTCCACAGGCGCCGCAACCGCCGACCAATCTTTTCGCGATCGCCGGCGATGGCGAAGTCATTGTTGGTTGGAACGGCGCTGAAGGGGCATTGAGCTATTCGTTAAAATGGGGCACGCAGCAAGGCGGACCCTATCCAGAGGCCATCAACGATATCACCATCACCGCGCGCACCGTGCAGGGCCTGCAAAACGGAATTCTGCACTTTTTCGTCGTCTCCGCGATCAACGATAATGGCGAGAGTTTGAATTCCGCCGAAGTATCAGCAACTCCGCAGGCGCCGCCGCCCGAGCCCGAACCTGAAGAAGAAGAACAGGAGGTCATCAAGCTCAAAACCGGGGTGCAACAGATCATCACCGCGCTCAATGGCTTGGTCAACAGCCGAGCCGCTTGGCGGGAATTGAATGGGCGATTACGTGGGATTTGGAGCGTGCTGAAAGAGCTGATCAATGCTCGTCAGTTTGCCCATCGTCGGGTTTCGTAACGGTCAAAGATTCGATTTCAGTTTCCAGCGGCACATCGCGCCATTCACCCGGCTCATTGTAGGGCGGCTGCAATGCGTGCCATTGCTGCAATACTTTCTGCCGAGTGGTTAGCAATTCGTTGCCTGGAAAATCATACAAGGTCTCTCGCATGATCCAGCGGAGTTTGGTAGTTGGCGTCATTTTTCAAGCGCTGCGCGGAGTCGCGCGGCGGCATTGGTCACGGGCTTATAACGCCATGACAGGCGATTCGGCCAATTGAAAACGCCGACGGTGGCCGCTACGAGCTCAGCGAATGACATGCTCATGGCTTTGCGCTCGTTTTCTCCGCGCAGTTGTTGATTGAATACGGTACGGCCGCGTCTGATCGCAGCCCATGCGTCATCATCCCCCGGCTCACCCAGATCAATGCGCAACCGACCGCGCTTGTAGATGACGAAGATTCTGCGATCATCGTCGGTGTAGCCCTCCCATTGCGAAGGCCATGATTTCGAATGGCGCCAGACTTCGGTGACAGTGATCATTCGTCTTTCGGAATGCCCTTGTACTTAGTGTCAAACCCAGCCCTAGCCATGCGCTTAGTTAGGGAATCTTCCGGCCCCTCTACCTCGCACCAGTGGGTTGGCTCGTCATACGGAAGATAATCCCATCCGTACTTCGGGCAGAACCATACTCTCGCCCAACTTTCACCGAGCCATACTAGGTAATAGTCCTCCTCTTTCGGTTTCTCGCTAATCGGTTTCCAGTTCATAGTAGCCGTCTTATTTCCAATAGAACATCTGGCTTCCACATAATAAGCAATCCTGTAATTAGTCCCATCAGCCAACAGAAGACGCCAAATCTAACCGTATCTGTGACTAACCACAGCAGTCCCGATGCGTAATAGTTAGCAATTGTCGTCATTCCTTCCCCTCCAGCACTCTGCTGATAATGCCTGCGCGTTCCAGATGGTACATTCCTCGCGTACTTTGTTTCTCGTGATGCTCCTTCTCCGCCACGAGGGCGGCGCGGAGACGTTCCACTTCAACCTGAGCTGTTTGTAGATCGTCTGTGAGCCGTTGCTTCTCTCTGGCACATTTGAACGCTTCGTTTTGCCATTCTCTGGCGGCGAGTCGCGCTGCGTCTCTTGCTTTGTTGGCGGTTTCCAGCGCCTCGCTGTCGGCGAGGAGGGCTTGCAGAAGTTCTGTCTCGACCATCCAATTTCCACAATTAGGATCAGACGCTATGGCGTTACGCAACTCAGCGCGGGTCATTTCCCCTCCCTCGCCTTATCCACCGCAGCGTCGGCTTGGGCTTTGGTGCATTCGGCCAATTCACTATTTATTGTCAGTTCAAATTCCTTTCCACGCGGACAGAATATTTCAATTTGAAACAACCTCATCGCAATATAGCGCCAGCGCTCGGCATCTTCTATCAAATGGCCTAACTCTTCCGCGCTCATATTCATGTTCATCCCTCCTCCTTGGTGCGAGCCTCATCCACTGCAGCGTCGGCTTGGGCTTTGGTGATTAACGGATTGGCAACAGCGTCGTCCATATAGATATATGGGACGTGGGTATCCTCATCAAAATCTAAGACAACCTGCGCCAGTCTCGGCGCAATCCAGCGCCAGCGCTCGGCATCGGCTATTACAGCGGCTCTTTCTTCCCATTGGTCAATGCTCATTCTCCCACCTTCATCTCGCGAATTGCTTCGGCGCATTGACTGGCTGTTCCATGTACGCGAACTCCATCAGCTTCTACGCGGACGACGTGCTGATGTTCAGCGATTTCGTCGCACACCTTCACGCACCTTTCTTTCATCGCGGCCTCGGCCTCGGCGACGGCTTGCCTAAGTTGAGAGCTAGCCCAGATTTCAAACTGGAGAAAGTGCATACCGAATTCGTCTTTACACAACTTCATCAACTCAGACGGCATTGAACTAAGTTCTAGCAGGCGTTCATCTGTCAGCGGCATCCTTCTCTCCTTCTTTCGATCTCTAGCGCGTACTTCTGGGCTAATTGTTCTGCTTCATACCCATCGCGCAACGGCTCTATGTATCCGTCATCGTGTAGAGCCTCGTAGGTTTCATATTCCCTGTTCCAGTAGATGCGAACTACCATTCTTCTCTCCTAAAAAGCCTCCAGCTTGGTGCTAGCCCGTCACTATGGGAAGTCAATTTATCTGGCTACGCTTTCCGTATCGCTGGGCGGCAAAATTACCCCGTTGACTCGATCTTTCGATCCGCAGCACCAAGCCTTTGGCAACTCATTGCAATTCCGCGCGCGCCTGTTTGAGCGCGGCATTGAGTTCTGCCATCCTTTCGTCGGAGCCGCCGCGGTCAGGATGGTACTCGCTTGCTCTTTCGCGGTAGATGTTTTTCACGGCGTCGAAATCGCGCACATCAGACTTGATGCCCAAAGTAGCGCGCCAATCGCGTGGCGTCTCTGGATTTGGGAGTGCCGTGAATCCGGTAAACGCACGGTCGAGAATCTGTGCTCCCCCATGCCGCTCGATTGCGCGCATTGCGTCAAGTGTCGCAGCAACGGCTGCGAGGTTGTCAGCAACGCGCCAGTAAAGATCAATGGCCATCACCTTCGTCTCGCCTTTGCTTATGGTCCAGTAGACGGCGACACCAGGATCGGCTGGCTCCGGCTGATTTGATCGCGGTAGTCCATCCAAACGCAGCGCTAAATTGGTCGAGATCACGCAATCGTCGCGCTCGATTTTCATCATGCGCAACTCCTTTAGGACGCGCTCGGTTGCATCGGCGATAGTCAGATCTTTGGTCTGGGACCAACTACCGCCGAGGCTATAATACTGACGTTCCTTTTTGTTGAATCGGCCAGACGTGCGATCAGCCGCCGGCGTGCGCGGCCATCCTTGCGGCCATTGAAGAGGATGGGCTGTAATCATTCTTTGCGATCTCCTACTTGGGGATCTAGGCGGTAGCACTCGTAACCAGATATAGCTTCGACTCTCGCTCCGATACACTTACCGCAAAGAAGTCCACCACCTAGCGCTTTGTTTGGCGGCTTGATTCGTTCCCACAACTCATCAGGCACGATGATGTCCACCTTATAGGGATAGCCGCATCCTTGGCATTCGCAGCTCATTTGCCTAAGCGCCCTTTCGAAACCCGCGCCAATTCTAGCGCCAAAATAGCGTCAGAACTTAGGCGCTGATACACTACGATCCTGTTTTGGGCGAACTGCGCCCCGGCATGGGGTGCAGGTGGTCGCTGGTTCGAATCCAGTCGCCCCGACCAAAAGAAATCAATCAGTTGTGGCATTGGTGATGACATCTGATTTCTGCTTGCCTAAGCAAAGCGCCTAAGCGCTTTCATCCAATCCGAACCCCGTCCGATCCTGTGCGTCAATGATATGAACCTCGCTCGGAGGTCCGTAATTCCACCGCACATTGCTGATAATTTCTTTGCACTCTTGAAGCATCACTTGCACATCTGGGCGATTGAGCGCTAACCCAAGCACGTCCTGTAATTTAGGCAAAGTGTTTTCAAGCTTTTGTAGATCATCTTCTGCAATTTGGAATAGTTTCATCTCGTCACCTCGCGCAACCTTCGTCGGCAAGCCAAACACGTCACTGCTTCTTTCCGATTCGTCCACAATGCCACTTTGAGATTTATGGGGCGCGGTGTCTTGAAACAAAGTGCTGAAACCCCGCCATTGCGGTTAATCAAAGCGGCCATATGGTATTTTTTGTGATCATGATATGGGTCGCTCATCCCGGCTCCTCCTGAATAACAATCACGATTCCTCTGATGGAATCTGGCTCATGTATGGGTGGCCGACTCCACATCAAGCCGCCAGCGCATTCGTAGTGCAAGGCTTGATATACCGACTTAGGCATTTTGATTTGTGCTATCTCGATGTTGTGCTCCTTAAGCATCGCTTGCGCTGTAAGAATCGCGTTCACCATATCGCTCATCGTGGTCTCTCCGGTTCCGGCAATTATGTAATAGGCCAATAATCTAGCCATCGCAGAAACATAGCGCGTTCCTTTTTCTTCTGGCGTGCTACTTCCGCTTTTTCCTTCTCGTTGGAGGAGGAAGTAACTCGGAGTGCGTAGGCCCGCGCCTCGCGACATTGTTCGGCCCATATCTGCTTATGAATGAATAATTGCCGTTCGTTGCTGCTATCCTCATGAGTCAGGCCAACATGTTGTAAGGCGTCAATTTCAATTTGACTTAATGCTTCCTCAATCATGTTTTCCTCTCCGGCTCCGGCAAGCGCGCATCGCTCAACACTTCCTGGTATTCAATCCAATGATTCATCGTTGCGCTTAAATGTTTATTAAGCCATGCGACCCAAGCCTTCGCCAATTCTTCGTCAATCCATTCCCCATGCCCTGAAGCGCCTGTGGATTTGATAGACCACGCTACGCGCGCGCATTTTTTTCTCATCTTCTCTCCGGTTCTGGCAATCTCGCATCCGATAACACTTCCCGGTACTGATCCAAATATCCTTCGGTCGTCGCCAGATTCTTATGCGCCGCCGCCTTCTTGATTTCCTCCCGGCTGTATCCAAGCCGGTCCATCTGTGCGAGCGAGTACGCCCGAATGTCGCGCGTGGTCACGCCCTCTGCTCCAGCTTTTGCTCGGGCCCGCTTCCACATCGAATTCAATCCTGACTTCGTGAATGCGGTCCCGCCGGCCGTTTGAATGATGAAAGCATTCCCACCGGGGAGCGCCTTCACTCTGGCCAGCGATCGCGCGCGCTCGAGCTCCCGCTGGATCTCCGGCGTGATCAGCACCGAGACGTCGGCGCCGCTTGAATCTTCGGTCTTGGTCGGCGTGAAGTGAATCCGCCCGTCGCTTATCTGCGACTCGCGCAAGAGTCTGATTTCGGTTGGTCGCTGCCTTGACAAATAAGTCAATCGCAGGAAGCACTGCCCGATTGGCGGCAGTGTGTCGTAGAGCGCCCAATAGATTTTTGCAGTGAAACGGCCCTTGCGTTTCTTCGGCGCCTTGAGCCGGATTTCCGCGCAGGGGTTGACCTTGATCCAATCATTCCGATAGACGATGCACCAGGAAAAGAAGGTGGACAGCCGCGCCTTGTAGCTGCGCCGCGCGGTGGGAACTTCGGCAAAGTTCGACAGGAAGTCCAGCACATCTTTCGGAGTGACTTCGCCGACGTCAAACTCGATGAAGGATTGCTCGATAACCTCGAACATGCGCTCATATTCTTTGCGCACGTCATAGTTTTTGAGTTCGGGGAGCTTCGCCTTGAGAAAAGCAGCGATGCACTTTCCCATGTTGCCGCCGACTTTGGCATCCTCGCCGAGAAAGGCGGCGAGCGCATCGAGAAGCGCCTGCTCGCCATCCTCGATTTTGGTGAGCGGATTCCACTTCTGCTTCGGGCGCCCGGTTTTCGGATTGCGCTCGGCGAGGTCTTGGATGTAGTAGTTGCGGTTGTGTGATTGGACAACGCGGGTGATTTTCATCTCAAAAGCCTATTCCGTGCCCGTAGTGATACTTCTTGCACACTCGGCACTTGTACCCACGCATATAACCCCAGCGTGACAATTGTTTCCACGGTCGTCGTGCGGCCGCTTCTGCGGCCTCCATGGTTTCGTATTGTTGCTTACCGCTGCACTCGCTACGCCGTTTTGGCCTGATCTTCGCGCGCGGTTTGGTCACGGCGTCCTCCCCGGCAGCGATCGGCGTTCTACCCGTTCCCCGCATTTTTTACACCGCGCCCAGCGTTTGCTAGTGACTCGTGTGCCGAATCCGCACTTGTGGCACATCGCGCCGACGTACAGCAAAGCAACGAGGAAAAACTCGAGCCCGCGCTTAATTGCTAATGGGTGCTCAACTTCAATGCGCCAATTTTTCACGTCGTTCTCCCCGGAACCGGATGCACCCTCGGACCACTATTGTCCCCCCGGCTTCGGCTCGGCTCAACGGCGCCGGCGCACACCGCCTCATAGTGCGCGCGCTCAAGAATGACGCCGCCTTTCCGCGAAAGCCGCGCGCGCCAGAAACCGCGGGCGTGAAGTTCCTCGAGTATCTTGTTGGATTGATACCAACCTGTGATCTCGTAGAGCTCATCTTCGTCAAGACGGATTGATGCCACGGTTTACCCCACCCGTTTGAGGTCGTTTTCACCAAAATAGAAAAGGCCCTTGCTTAGCGAGTCATCGGCATCGAACTGAACGGCGAATGCAAACCCTTTGCTGCCGCACTCAGCCGCAACAACTGTTCCTATTGCGCCTTGGACAAGAATGCCCTTATATCCAAGCCAACCATATCGTGTCTTTTCATTTATCTCTGGGGTTGCTCTAAGCCTTACTCGATCACCTACCTTGAATGGCGCGAATCGCTGTATCAAGAGGTCATAGGAGGCCACCAGTTCAGTGAGGTAATAGTCAAACGGTCCGCTGCTGAAAAGACTAAAAGCCTCTTCCATTAGCTTCGTGGCTTTTCTGATGTTCTCGATTTTATTGATACTCACTGGCTCAACTCCTCCATTCGGCGCTCAAGCTCGGTGACGCGCTTCTCCAGCGGCTCCATCGCATTTACCCGCCGCTCCAGCACATCAACCTTGGCGTGGAGCACGATGACGTTGCGGCTCCGGTTATTCCAAGCATCTCGACAGGGGTCTTTACAAAAGCGCTGCCATGATACTTTTCGCTTGTATGGCTCCCCGCACTCATCGCAGATTGGAGTGTGCTGTGGCTGCTCTACATGCATGCTAGATGGCATTGCGGTTAGTGTTGTCGGCCAGTTCACGCAGCGATAGGTTCTACCACGCGGCATTTCAATGCTTCCCCTCCCATTTGGTGTGGGCGGCGGTGAGCTTTGCGTGCAGATTTTTTAGGCCGAAATAAATAGCCTCGATCTCCTTGACCGCGATAATCGAATCCAGCGCATGGAGTTCAGTCAGCGCGTCCAGCCAACCGAGCATTTGCGTGGCCATCTGATCTGCCATATGCAGTGCATCGTGCTCATCCAATTGATTGAGCATCTTTGCGTCCGATGCCTTAAGTTGCCCGTTTGGTTGCAGAATGACTTTGCTCATGGTGTTCCATCGTCGAGCTTGCGAATGTCATTGGTCCCGAGCAGGCCCGTCAACTGCTGTATTTTCTGTCCGATGGATTTCATAATTCAGCGCCTAATCGCTGATTGCGTTTATCCAACCAAGCTCTCAGTTCGGCGATCATCCGATCAAAATCGAAGTAGTAGCGCGGCCATCCATCCTGGTGATCGATGTCGAGTTCGAGTTCACTTCCCATATCGGGAAAAATCTTCGCGATATAATTGCCGCGGTCGCAGTAGTAAGGACGTTGTTCAATCGTGATTTCGCACTCACGCCCGCGTAGGCTCCAATAATCTTGTTTTTCGATGAGTTCAGCGATTGCCATGAGCGATCTGTTCAGCGAGGATGATCATTTCCTAATCCGGTAACTTCCGCTTCGGCCAGCGCGCCATCGCGAGCGCAATCTGTTCTGCTTCGGCAATTTTTGTGGGGTTCACTCCAACAATCTTCGCGACATTCACCCATAAATGAACGATCTCTGGGGCGAGCTTGTCTTGCGCCCGAAGCACGAAGATCGGCTCGTCATCGCCGGCTTTTTGCAAACAGGTGGAGGTATGTTTATTCATGCGTTCTCTCCCGGCGGCGTCACCGAAACCTCAACGTCTTGCTGGATCATGCTGCAGAGCTTGCCTAGATCGCGTTCGCTCGGATGCGCCTGCACGCGAAATGTCAACTTGACCGTGCCGCCTTCCATCGGCTCAAGTTGGAAGTTGTTGACGCCGCACATGTCGAGCTCGATGTCCTTGCCGGAGACTGGCGTATGCACGCTGACGCTGGCGCCGATGATCTCTGTGGTCCACTTGAGCGGGAGTCCAAGCGCCTTGTAGCGCAGATTCGGCGCTTCGTGAATTTGATCCACGAGGTCGTTCACGACGGACTCGTCCTTGAAATAGAGCAGGGATTTCAGCGTGGGGTGGAAGAAGGCGAGACATCCGTTGTCCATGTTCGCTTCGAGTTTCAAGTCTGCCGCGATAACGTGCTCCTCGCCATGGCGCTCCGCGCGCGGATTAACGTCCGCTAGTTTTACCTGCTGGCGTTCAAGGCTGAACATTGGCGTCCTCCACTGACACCTCTGCCGTCAACAAATCGACAAGTTCTTGTTGACCCGCAACCTTGCACACGATGTTCTTCGTCACGTGTTTGATCGCTTGCGCGCGGCTCTGCGCACGCACTAAACGACAAAGAGGCTCGTCTTTGCCGTTGACTACGACGTAAATTCGGTCTTTCATGTCTGTCTCCTATTTGGTTTCGGTTAATTCGGCGCGGCGGGATTTGTACCGCTCTCTCGCCTGCTTGCGCTCTTCCTCTTTGTCAATCGCATCAATGAGCGTGCCATCGGCATCCAGAACATCGATATCCGTCGTCTTGTCGAAGCGGTCAAGCAGCCAAGCGAGCAGGACTTTCGGCGCTTCGTTTTTCTTCGTTATATCCGGATCTGGAGTGCTATCCTTCGCCTTGCGCAAGCGTTGCTTGACGGCTTCGGTTTGCGTCGCAGGCTGCTCTGCCGAGCCCTTCGGCGGAAACGCCTGTTCGACTGTGGTTTCGCCTTCCCTGATCGCGGTCAAGAGCCCGCGCAAAGTGACTAGATGCTCCAGCGTGATGTCCTCGCGCCCAGTCACATTCAGCGTTTCAAAAATTCGTTCTTCAGAGACGCCAAAACCTTGGAATGCCTTCATTGCATCGGCGCGGCGGTTCTCGAGCGTTTTGAAATCGCCCATCACGGTTTTGCGCGCCGCGGCGTAGACATCGCTCCAGAATGCCTTGGGAATACCTTTCATGATCGCGTTACGAAGTGCGATCGAGCATGCTGCATTGGCGGTGACACCGATCATGTCGGCCTTGTAGCGCCGCCCATGCTTGTCAGTGATTCGGCGCTTGACTTCGTAGCCAATTTTGACGTTCCTTTGCATGTCCCAAAAAATGCCCTGCGCAGTGACGAATTGCTCGCCTTCGTCGACGGTGCGCGCAGCGGCGTAGCAATTTCCCCAAGCCGACGCCAGCACTTCAGCGAGTCTTGCGCTCGGGCCTTCGATGACCTTGCCGTCACGTGGCAGCGCGTAGAAGCATTCCTCGGCGATCGTTTCGTTGAGCGAGACCATCGCCAGCGCTTCGTCGCGGAATTGCTTGATGGACCGCGGATAGCGCTTGGCCGTAGTGACCTGCATATTGATCTCGCTCGCATTCAACTGCGCGAGCGTTGAGGCGTCCATTTCGACGACCGGAAGGTCGCGTTCAAATGTTTCGGGCTGATTCATTCTTTTGGTCCTTTCAATAAAAATGTCCTCACTCCGGGCGAGGTTTTAATGAATTGATCGTAAATTTGCGGATGCGCTTCTCTGAACGCTAACTTATCAAAGCGATGACTCTCTCGGCATTGCTTCCAAGTCGCTAATGGTTTTCCTTGATAGACAAGCGTATCGGCTTCGCCCATAAAACGTTTGATGAAGAGCTCTAATTGTTTTTCTTCCATTTCGTGTGTTTTCATCTGGCCGCGTAGCAGTGCGAGATGCAGCGCAGTCATCGCGATTTCATACGGTGCCTCGACTTCTATCGCCTTGGAGGTGCGATAACGTAATTGAACATCCTCGAGCGTCACTGGCTCCGGCGGTTCCTGGCGTTTAACGCGCCCCCAAAATTCGCGCTCGGCTTCGGTGATAAGCTCAATCAGTTCATCGTCGCGTTCTATCCGATAAAGTTTGAAATCGCGGCCGGCGATGAGCACCGGCACGTAAGCCAAGACAAACCCGGTCACTGCGAACTGATGCTGAATTTGGATGATGTATGGCTGCGGGATTTCGTCGGTATTTTCTTCGCCGAAATCGTGCGCGGTCGCGCTTGTTTTTGCTTCGACAAGCGCATCACGGGAAATGCCGTCAATCGTTGCCCAGCGCCAGGGGTTTGCCGGATCAATAATCTTCGCCCCGCGGCGGGTCACTGGCATTCCGGTTTGCTTGGTGAATGCATCTAGCGTCACTGACTCAAGCGCTTTGCCGATTTCCATGGCAAGCGTGGTCGGCTGCTGCGGCAACTGGCCGAGTTTTTCAAGAAATAACGTTAGAGGTGTTTTCCAAGGCGAAATACCGAGCGCTGCCGGCGCGTCGGATGCCCCCAGTCCCTCTCGACGGTCAGTCATGAATCAGCCTTCGCGAAAGACGGTTCTGGCGCGACATCAATCCTTTGGTTTGCAAGCCATGAATGGTCGCGCCATACCCGCCACAAATCGCGCAGCAATCGCTTTTCCATATAGCGCTGGCTGCGCAGATGCGCTTTCTTTTTTGGCCCATCCGCGAGCCGTTCATCTTCAATCAAGCGACGCTGCTTATAGACTTCGTAATACGCACCGCGCTGCCGCATCAATGAAGTCCCCACGACAAACATGATCGCGCGGCGCCGCGGATTGAAGCCCATCTTGATCGCTTTATTCGCTTCAAGGCATCGGCGCTGACGTTCGCCATCAACGAGCCCGAGACCCATTCGCTTCCAGAGTTTCGCGACGCTCGCATAGCCGGATAAATCGCCGGTCTCGCCGATGATTTGTCCGAAGGTGCAAGCGGAAAGACCTTTCACAGTTTCGACCCAAGCATAAGCGGGCAATTGTTTCGCTTCGCGTTCGAGATCATGTTCGGCCATCTCGCGATGAGCGGAAATGCGCGCATGCGCATCCAACAATGGCAGCAGATATTTGTAAGCGCGCTCTACCTCCGGCTCGATACTGATCGCAATGATTGCCGCCGCTTGGGATAGAGATTTATTTTTGAGCTTCTTTGCGGGAGGCTTACGATAAAGGGCCGCGAGTGATTGAACCTTTTTATAGAGCGCTCGACCGTTCTCTTTGTCGCCGTCACAGAAGCGCCGACAAATTGCCATCATTTGATTTTGCAGACGCAGTTCTGCGTTCTGAAAATCAAAACGCATGCGGTGATATTCGCGGATGGTAGCGATACGGTCGGGCGCTACAGTCTCACCATGGGTAGCAGAGATGCCTAGGTCGCGCCCTTCCGTTTTGCTCGGTTCAAAGTTCATTCATACCTCATGATGAAAACGGTCGGATGCGACACAAGCAACGTGGATAGCACCGGTTTTGTGGTCGCACCCTTCCGAATAAATGCTCATGCGCGCAGATCGAACCTGGATAACACTCCTCGTTAATGGCACGCACGAGCAAAAAGGAAGTGAATACGCGGCAGCATTTGGGTGCTGGGTTGCAAGATTCACCGTGGCCGCCGCGCACCATTTGTTTGGGATAGCTCGTGCGGAGCACAGGAGGCTTGGATTCAACATTAGGTTGTTGGCGCGCACGAGCCGGTGAAAAGTTGCCTGCGATGGCAGGCGGCGGTAGGTTGACACTCGAACTTTGGCCATCGCGGGCGTGAAAAGGGCTCGTGTTGTGCGCAATCATGGCTTGGTAAAGAAACGTCCTTTCTGGCGCATACACGAGCGAAAAGGATGGTGCGCAGAAAGTCATACTCTGGGTAACATTCGTTGTAGGTTCTGCACACCATTTATAAAATCGCCAGTTCGGCAATCTGCTGTTCACTCAATTGATCCCTCACAGGATGATTTCCTTTGAGATGCTTTCGTACTCGATCAATGAATTCGGCGCGTATTTGGTTGCTCTGTGCCATTTTTTGATAGAAGGCAAATGCGTCGTCGAGATCCTTTTTATGCGCATCGCCTAATTTGATTTGGCTATCCGGCAACGGGAAGTCATACCAGCGATTGTGCGCGATGTAGAGCAATCCAGCCTTTGATGGTGGGCCATCTGTCTTCCCTCGATTACTGGCCGCTAAAACGATGCTGCTACGCGTTTCGTGCGCAGCCATGCGCACAAGATATCTAGCGGCAATTGGGACTAATTCCCAAATGAGCGCTTGAGGTGGAATAGTTATGCAGCAATGTCTGATATCGTCGTGAACCCACTGCATGAGCAAGGCGACGGATTTATCCCAATCGCCATCGCATTGCGCGACGGCGCGCTTGGCCATTGCCATGGGCGATTCCGTTTCTGTTTCTATTGCTTCATTAACAATCTCACCCGCCAACGCCAAATCATCGATTCGTTCGTTTGCTGTTTTCATAACTTTCCTTTCATAGAAACGCGAGCGCAGGCATCACACGAAAGAACAAAAGAAAGAGAAGCAAGCCGATAATGCCAATCCAGCCGATGAGCCAATCGCCGAGATGGCGCTCTTCTTTCCAAGCGAGTTTGCGAAATCTTTCTGGCTCACGCCGCGGGAAGGCAAACCACTCTGGGCGAGTTGTCAGCAGGGAATAGCGGCCGATTTCGGGCTTCATATTGCCTCTACCTCCCAAGCGAAAGCCTCTCCAGTGGCGTAGCGACCAAGGCCACAATCAGCCCATATACCGCGTACACGAGACTTGATGATCTTGAGTGCATCTGGAGATTGATTGGTATGCTTGAGCCATACGATTTCCCCGGAAACAAGTTCAGCCACTGTAAATTGTGTGTTGTTCCCGTAAACGTTCCGTTTGCCGAAACGTTTGATGTCATTGAGCCGAACCGGAAAGTTTGGGCCACGCATCAAAGGGGTCGCAGTAAATTCGGGTTTCATGAACATGTCCTTGTCATCGAAGCGCGCTCAATCTGCCGCATGTCGAGCTCGCGCAGGAGCTCGCGCAGCATTTCGTTTTCTTGATTCGCTTCTTCCAGTGCATTCAAAAGCGTTTCGGCTTCTGCGGCGGTGAAAAAGATTCCGTACTCGGTGCCTTCCACTCTGGCTTCCATGGCGTCGGCTTTGCAGCCGCCGAGAAAGAGCAGCAGCACGATGAGCAGCGCCGCAGTCGCAGCGATTGCTTTTTCGAGCCAAGTGTTTTCATGCGGATTCATGCAAGCCCTTTGCATCGCACCGACCAATGCACACTTCAAAGCCGCCGCGACCGCGACAGATGTCGCACCGCAGGTTATCTTCGGGGTCGAGACAGCAGCACGTGTCCTCGCCGCAATCGTGGCCGCTATAACCTTCGCCGCCGCAGTGATCGCATTCCTCGTAAATTACTGTGCAGCAGTGGCAGCGCTCGCAGAATTCGTGTTCGTTCATTGCTCTTCCGCCAAGGCGGTTTCCAGAATCTTCATGACGGCGTCGTAGCCGTTGCAGTCGTTTAGATTAGTTAATGCATACTCGTATCCAAGTCGTCGAGCCGTCTTGCGTAGCAGGATTTTTTCTGCTTCGCTACCGCCGAATTTATTAAGTGCGCCGACTAGGCACCAGCACACAGCGGCTGGACTACTCGAATGGACATCACGGCCCATTGCATCTACCCCGAAATGTACCTGCGTCCACTTACTCCTGTCTTGGAACAGCTCGTAAACTTGACGGATGGCGCTCATTGGGATTCCACTTTCGCGAGAGCGGCGCGGGCTTTATCGAGCGCGAAAACTAATTCGTCACCGTAGTCCTCTCCTGTTGCCAGCTCTTCTAGCAAGTCTTTCAGCGCCTCATACAACTCCGGCGCGGCGGCGATGAGGCGGGCGTTGGCTTGCGAAGTTTCTCTCCCGTAATAACCCGTACAAGAAGCAATTATCTTTTGCTGGGCAGCAAGTTCGCCGATACATATTCCGTCTTTTGATGGACCCCATGCATCGCATGTTTCCCATGGACCAGGTGTAAATTTCGTTTTCATCACTCCTCCACTTTTTTGAGCAATGCGTGCAGCGCTTTAAGATCAAGCAGCGCATCAGGCGGGACCGGCACACCCGCACGTCGCAGTTCGCGTTTGATGGCGATTCTTTGCTGCCTCTCGAATCGCCTAATCGTTTGATCAATTGGTTGAGTATTCATCTTGGCAAGAGGATGTTGGAGCGCTTCACTTCGTGCAGATGGAACGTGAATTTGTGAACGTTCACGTATTCAGCTAGTGGCGGCAGATGCATCGCCATTTCCTCGATGTCGCCGAGCAAGCGATAGCGAGCGGTTGCGATTTCATTCCACGTTGGATCACGGTCAGCGCGGCTAATTGAAAGGTGCCAACCATCAGGCTCATTGGCGACAATGATGCGGCAACCATTCATCATGAAAGCCTGTGCACCGACTTCAAGCAACATAGGCGGCAGAAGCGCGGCGAGGTCTTTGCGCTCGATGATAGGGACGCTAGTGTTGATACGATCACTCACTGCGCAACTCCCCAAAGTGCGAATGCCACCGGCAGCGCGAAAGTGATTAGGGCCGCGCGCAGGGCGTTGGAATAGGCAGATAGATATTTCATTTGTGGCTACTAGCGCGCTCGCTGGCAACGCGCTGCAATTGTTCGGCTAACTTAGCCCTAGCTGCGTCAGGGGTATTCCCCCATCCATAGGTTCCGCAGCCTTTCATGGTTGCGCGATATAGGTGCCAGCCGAATGGCGTTTTTTTGATGCGCACGTTTTTCATAATCAGCACCCTTTCAGTAACCGCTGCAACAACTCGCACCGCGTCTTGCGATCGTCATAAAGTTTCTCAAGCCTGCCTTCGTAGGTTCCCTCAAACGCGCCGCACTGCAGGTAATATTCCTGCACCTGCTCGAAGATGGCGGCAACGCAACGCTCGGCGTGCTTACGCATCAAATCTTCCAGGTCGATGGTGAACGTGGTCATGGCGCCGCCGTAGTGTTGCGTGGCCTGCTTGCGGTAGCGGGCGAAGAGGGCAGTGAATTCGGGCAGAAAGTCTATGTGGTGATTCCCGCCGTACCACCAATTTGGGGCGACGTTATCAAGCAGATCGTCAACGAGCTGATCGTGAAGCCGCGATTCGGCCTCGGCGACGGCACGTGTCAGCGGTGGATGCGCGCGTTCGTACTCCTCGGTCGCGCCGACGACCATGGAGTTCTCGAGATTGTTTTGATTCATGATTTGTACTTTCGTGCTGTTGGCGATATTCGTCGAATTCTCCCACTGTCACGATGCCATTGTCGCCGTTTCCGGCGATGATGTCAAGCCGTTTATGGCGAGGTTAGGACAAATTTTTTTCAGGTAAGCCTTAAAAGCCGCGTTTTTTAATTGGTTTGACCTCGATGTACCTCAGCGCTAATTCCAGGTGCCCAGGCAAACTATACCGTCCGCCCTCCCACGCTTGATAAGTGCGCAGATTCACGCGCAAACGCTCGGCCATCTCTGACTGCGATAGCTTGAGCGCCGCGCGGCGGGATTTGAGTTCAGCGGCGGTCAAGGCGGCCACCTCGCAGTACGTCACTTTTTGACGATAATACCGCCTCCTACTCGGTCGCTCAGGTGATGCCCCTCTGGGCATCTCTCGAAAGCCTCGATGGCTTCTTTTTTGTCGGAGAACTCTCCGACCAAGGTGTTGCGACCTTCCACGCACTCTGGGGCGTAGAACTTGGCTACGTCGGGGTCCAACCCGACACGCCACAATGCATAACGTTTCGCTGATTCATTCATTTCAGTTTCCTTTCGTTGTGGTGTGGTTCCAGCTTGGGCAGCCGTTTCAACGGCTGCGCTGGCCGTGTCCAATTGCATGCCGGATTTTCTTAACTTACGGATGACTTGCCGGCGCGCGGCTGGTGTAACGTGATTCGCGTATCATGAGGCTATGAACTCAACCACAACCACATTCCTAAACGAGAAACAAAGATTAATAATTTACTTGTTTACTCTCGCCAGAAAAGATATGTCAAGGATTACTTTTTGCTGCAAGAGCTAGTTTTGAATGGCGACAACCTTGCCGCCTTGGGTGTAGACGAAATTGTACTGATCGACGTGATAGCCTGGATAACGGTAAACCCATTGCTTGCTGGAGCCGTAGCCGGTAAGGGTTTGGTTGATGCGATCGGGGGCGCCCCACGAACAGCGCAGCGCGAGCTCGCTCATGCCGACGTACACCTTGCGCTGACTGATCATCGACCAATCATAGCCATTTATCGCGCCGCGGCGCACGAGTTCGTCGCCGATTTGCCCCTTGGTTTGTTCGCTCATCCCGCTGTATTCAAAGCCGAGTTCATTGCAAAGCTTCTCATTGCTCGTGGTAGCAATTTGCTCTATGGTGAGAGTGGCGCAGCCAGTTAGGAACAGGGCAAAGCCTATATTTGCAGTTTTCATATGAAACGCACACTACTCGCCATTTATGGCAAAAGTCAAGTTTGATGAGTCAAAACCCGGCGCCAGAGCGCCAAGGTCAATGCTCCTGTATGGCCCGACGCGAAAGCCGGATTTTCGATAGCCAAACCAGTCGCAAAATATTTCACATTACGCCGACGATAAAAGACCACCGTCGCCATTCCCATGACATCTTTGCGGTTGTGTGGTTGGCAGAGCAAATCAATAAACTTTTGTGTTTCCTGATCGGTGAGTTCGCCTATTAGATGGAATGGCGGTTTAGCTGCCACGTTTCCCCTTCCTCTTTGAGGATCCGATATTCGGGATAAAAGCCATCGCGTTAAAGGCGGCACGTGCCTGCTCATAGGCCATGAGCGCTTCGTCGGTCTTACCCATTGACGGGTGAATAAGCTGCCACGGCTGCAAATCGAACACCTTGGCGATCGCGGCCAAGGTATCAAGCGTGACCGCCGCTTCCGCTCGCAAGATGCGGCCAATTGTTCCAGATCCCATTTCGGTCTTCTTGGCGAGCGTCGGCTGGCTATTAAATTCTGATCCGTTCATCAAATTCTTGACGTGCATAGCCAGCACGTCTCGTTCCTTTGCTCGTGGCACTGCCCGTCTCGTAGACTTTTTTCCCACGAAATCAACATATATGTTCTGCTTGGCCAAAGGCGGCTTGACAGGCTCGCCATAAACGGCCAGACTGCGCACAACTAAGGTTGTATCCATTTATGGATTTCCCTGTGAATCTTCACGAGTACGTGCTTGGAAAGCTAGAGGCTGCCAAGGGCGAATGGCGCACGGTGGCAGAAAGAACCGGCGTTCCCTATGACACGATTTATAAGATCGCGTCTCAGACGACTGAGAATCCTGGCATCAAGCATATTCAAGCGCTTGCAGATTATTTTCTTGAGCGCGAGGCGGCATAGAAAACCGCGCAATGAACGCAATACATCGCATGCATATGGCATTTACGGTATCCGACACGAATTCCCTCATGGTACGACCATAACCGGTGATTCGGGAACCAAGCAAGCACCAAGCTTGCACGCTTTTTAAGCAGCAAGGTGCCCAAATTGTGAGCAGTTGGTGAATATGCCAAGTGAATTGGGATCGTTGCTTCAACGCCAGATCGGAATTGTCGGTCATCAAGCGATTGCTGATGCGCTCGGCAAGGATCGGTCCACCGTTACAAAAATGATATCCGGTGATATCCCATTCCGTCTCAACAATCCTGAGTGCATCGAGACATTTCTTCGTGCGTTGGGGTTGACCGTGGTCGTGAATGAGCCGGATGGATACCGAAGAATCAGTGAGCGTAAATATCAAGCGCTTATTACGTTCGCCGATGAGGGCATGCAAGGTCTTTTGAAATCTGAACGTCCATCGGAAGCAACGTTGCGCGAGGACACAATATCGGATGAGAGTTTGAAGGTGGTGAAGTGAAGACGGACAGAATTATAGCGATTACGTGCACGACAAGAACTATCCGTGCCGAACACACAATTCTGCCGAAACAATCAGAAAAATCCAGCGGGGTGGCGCAGTGGTCAGCGCGCACGGCTCATAACCGTGAGGTCGCAAGTTCAAATCTTGCCCCCGCAACCAAGCGCGACTTGGCGCGTGTCTCGCCAAGGCACGGTGGGCTGGTGGCCTCCCCCGGCAACGCCAGCCCAAGCGTGCTTATCTCAAAAAAGGAGTTTCCCATGCATACCCCCTACACCGGACCCGGACGTCGGATCGGCGAAGAACGTTGGCGTGCGGCTTTCAAAGCAGTCGCTGAACGCCGCAAGCAGCAACGTAAGGAAGAGCTGGAGCACCAGATTTCCGTTCTCGGGCCGTTTTTGTGGGGCTTTATCGGCGGCGCGATTACGGTCGGCCTGGCCTATGCGTTAGCGTTCTAGCCGACAAACTTTAGCTCAAGCGCGGAGGAGACCGACATTGAGCGCAACTGTAATTTATCTCAAGCAGAAAGTACCGGATTCTGCGCGAATCCCTAACAGGATCGCAGAAGAACCGCGCTGGCAGGCCGCGTCCAGTCTGCCTATCGTATCCATCACTAACGTCTCCTCCTTGCCGCGTGCTCTTCCGCCACACCGGAACCACGCGGATTTTTTTGAGGGACCGGGAATCGCCTTTGCCGTAGCAAGCGCTGCTTGGATCAGCGCGTGCTTTTATCTCGCAGTGTGGGTGTGGATTGTGACGGGGCGATGAACGACGTAATTCCTACGAGTGGGCACGCAGTAGCTCGGTTTGATCCGAAGCTCGCCGCTATGGCAGACGCTAAAGCTGATGCCATTATCGACTATGCCAAGCAAATAAAAGATTGGCCGCTTCTTGAACGTGCAGTCGATGAAAAGATCGAGCAACAAAGAGAATTCGTGGGATGGTGGGATGGTGCTATTACCCCAAATCGCACCCGCAAATCTGTTGTGGCGGAACGGCCACAACTAAATTGCGATAGAGCCGAAGAGCTTACCGGAATAACAAAAGAACAAGTCAGCAAGTGGCGCCGGTGGCTGAAACGAGAGACGGAATACCGCGCCGCTATTTACGGCGCAGCCTACAAAAAGGCGATCGCGCAGGATCAGAACTACCGTGCCGAAGGCACCGGACAAAATGAATGGTACACACCAGTCAAATATATCGAAGCGGCGCGCGCTGTCATGGGCTCGATAGATCTAGATCCAGCAAGTTGCGACGAGGCGCAAGCAATCGTCGATGCCACGGCATTCTTCAATAAAGAGACCGACGGACTTACCCGCGAGTGGCACGGTAATGTTTGGATTAACCCGCCATTCAGTCGGGATCTTATCGCTTTATTCACCAATAAATTGATTGCGGAATTTTCTGCCGGACGAGTTTCGCAGGCAATTCTACTCACACACAACAATACCGATACGGAATGGTTTCACACGCTCGCTTACATTTCGGCTGCCATTTGTTTCACTCGTGGCCGCGTACCTTTCTTCCGCGGTGATTGGGTAGCGGCACCGCCTAATGGACAGGCATTTTTTTATCTTGGCGATAATCGTGAAGAGTTTATTGGCGTCTTCTCAGCGTTAGGTCTCGTTATGGTGCCGCGTGTTGCATAACCCAGGTCGCTTCGCATCATGGCCACCGGCGGGCTATGACGGACATTTCGATTGGGATTTTCTGAAGCCGGCCTTTAACGGCACGAAGATCATGCCTATGGATTTTGATGGGGTAGTCGAGCGCTATGGACACGTCTTGATCTTCGAAACAAAGAACGAAGGTAAAGAAATCGATCCAGGACAAAGGATCACGCTAACCGATCAATGGAAAAAGGGCGCGACGATTTTTGTTGTGAGCGGAAAAACACCAGAGAAGATTACTGGCATCGCGCAGTATTGGGAAAAAAAATATCAACAGGGAGTAAGTGTCGGTGATCTTCCACTAAAAGAATGTGAATCTAACGACGTCGTTTATTTCACGCGTCGTTGGTTTTGCAAAGCGTCCGGGCTTTCTATACCCACGCGAGAGCAATGGGACGCAGAGATTAAAGCAGATGCCTTGCCACCTGATCTAGCTGCGTGGGTAGCGGATTATGAAAAAGTGGAAGCGAAATATTGGGGTAAAAAATCATGAAAAAAGACTTGAGCAACGGAAATTGGCGCTGTCCTGAAACGGAAACCGCGCCAGCAGCCGAGAAAAAGGAACGGGTAATAGGTCCGCTGACGATGGCTTTTTGCGGCGACGGCGACTTGTCGAAGTTTGAAATTGACCCAGAGAAGCTTGTCTTCTGGATGCACCCGGACCCAGCCGCCTATCTTGAGAAAATACTCAATAAAAAAAGTGACGAAGGCTAAGCAACCCATCTCCCGCTTGCGCGCAGCGCTCATCATGGTGCAAGCCTTCGGCACCATGGGCGCGCTCGCGCAAAACGGATGAAGCGGGGAGGGGTGTGAGTCAAGAGCGCGCTCTTGTCCTGACCGTTAAAGACGCATCTGACGCGCCATCGGCGTACGACATTTACGATGCGCATCCTGAATGCGGAACTCAGCAAACAGTCTA